CGTTCTGGCTCTCCGATCATTAGCAAACGATCCGACAGAAATTCCTTGGATTAAAACGAACAAAAGGGGTTTCCCCTCTTCGTTTGATTTCTTGGAAAAGTTTTACTTTTCCCAAGGAAAGACGCCGCAAGCTATGCAAGCGGTTCTTTCAATCCTAGGATACTATCGGAACATCCTAGCGCCTGGTAAACCAGATCTGAGTCCAATTACGGACGCAGGACCTGACATACCAACTGACCTTATTGAGGAAATTATCAACCTGGGTTTTAACCCAGATTGGAAAATTGACCTCAAAAGGGCAGTTCCTGTCAAACTTGACTTGCGAAGTAAGGTTGGCCCAAACGGCCAGAGTACCGTTTGTGCCCTACAAGACCTTAAGGTTTTACCTGAAAACCTTGTAGAAAGCATACTTTACATTTTGTCTAGGTCTTCAGACCAAGACAACGTGAAAGGTACGCTCCCTCGACTCCGCAAAGCGGCGTCGGCGACAACAGGATACCACTCCCGACTCTCTATTAAAAGGGAGAAGGGTGGCAAAGACAGAGTCTTCGCCATGGTAGACTATTGGACGCAGATTACGCTAAAACCCTTACACAAAGAGCTCGGTAAATTGTTAGATAAAATACCTAACGATTGTACCTTCGACCAGGGTAAAGGTTTAGGGCTCCTAAGGAAGTGGACCCAAAATGGGAACGCAACCTCAGTTGACCTATCCTCTGCCTCTGACCGTTTTCCAATGCAACTACAAGTAGCTGTAATGGAAAAGCTCATTGATAAGGAGTTTTCTCAAGCCTGGGAAACTCTCATGGTTGACAGACAGTTCACCTATAAGAATAAATTCTATAAGTGGGCCGTCGGCCAGCCACTCGGTGCTTACAGCAGTTGGCCGTCATTCGCCCTCTCTCATCACATAGTGATGAGAGCGGCTTACCGAAAAGCCGGGATTGATCCTAAGGATCAATACCTTCTTCTCGGAGACGACATGGCTGCAGTAAACAGCAAGGCACTCGTTTACTACTTAAGTTACCTTAGTAGCTTAGGAGTAGCGACATCCCCAACAAAGGGCCTGAATGGTTATTCTTGCGAATTTGCCAAACGGGTCTTTTATAAAGGATGTGAGGTCTCGCCAGTACCGGTGCCAATGTTAGATACTCTGACTAAGGATATTTTCCTTCTTCCAGAATATTTAGCAAAGGTACAAGAGAGATCTTCAGATCTCCAGTCCAATCTCCGGGTGTCCGCGTTTCTAGGCCCAGTTATAAATATTCTTAACTGGGACGAAGAAACCGTGGCCATCTTGTCACAATACCCCCTGCCTCAAATGAGGCACATTCTAAATACCGAAGGCTCCCTTGAGGAAAGGGATGACCTACAATTGGTTACTTGGAATGGGAAGTCTCTCGAATTCGAGAAACTTTGGGAGATATTTCAGCAAGTAAAATATAAATACATGCTGCGACAAGTTGACAATCTTACTAAAGACGCAAGAGCAAAGCTCA